ATTACATATGTTAACTTTTTACTCATAACTTAATATATTAATTTGTGGTTTAAATGTCTTCCTGTAAATTCTGTAGCATTAACTAAATCAAATGTTTCTCTACCTTCCCAAGTGTCGAATAGTGTATTAAATGCTTCCATAATACGTTCTGCTTGGTGTTCAGTTGTAAACCCTGCTTCATCACTCAATGCCCACTCCCTTCCTTTTAATCCTTTTTCTTTACGTTCTGTTGGACCTAAATCATATACAGCTCTAATCTGTTTTGCTGCATCTTCAAACGCACATCTATCATCGAATATGTAAGGGGTTGGTATAGAACCTTGTGCTGATCTTGATGTTGGGTATACTGGGAATGCCCATTCACCATGTTTCTTATAAGTACCTCTATGATTAGATGGGAAATCAGCATCGAAATCAATCCATCTATCAAACCCATCAGAAAATCTCATTTGATCTTGCATACCACCTGTTACGTTTGCTATAATAGGATTACCAACTAATAGTGATTCAGTTAGTGTTAAACCCCAACCTTCGTTTGATGTTAATAATATTTGAGCATCAGCACAGTTATAAAGTAGGTTTAACTGATCTTGTGGGTATTTGGTTGTTGAGAATGTAATGTTATTAGGATAATCTTTACCAAATAAATGTTCAACAACTGCTTCTAAATCTGTACCATGTTCAGAACGTGGTTCGGTATGTAGAATAAAGTGACACTTTTCTGCTTTATCTTTGGGTAAACCATCTAAAAATACTCTAAAAGCAAGTAGTGCATCAGGTATTTGTTTACGTCTAATATTACGTGAGTTAAAGAATAAAGTAAAATCAGATTGACGTCCTTTTAAGATATTTTTCTTAAAATCAACTAACTTTTTATCTGTCTTGTCTACTGGGTGGAATAGTTTTGTATTTAAACCATGAGGTACATATCGTAGTATTTTATTTTCTGCTGATTCCTCTAATACTAGTTTATTAATATTAACTGTTTGTTTAGATATACCCATCAATAAATCACAAGCCTCATAAAAAGGTCTGTTAAACATAGGTGCAGGGTAATCATCCCAAATATTAAGGTATGTAATAGGACATTGTTTACGGATTTCGTTTTCCATTCTAAATATATATTCAAAATAACGTGGATCTGTAATCAACATTACAGCATCTGGTTTTTCCTGCTTTAGTATTTCTCTTAATAGAGTTGGGTCACCATAACCATCTACTGGGACGCAATGGACGTAACTATCGTTAATACCTATTTCTTTGTTGATGGAATCCGATAAATCTAATCGTTTACCTTTTTCTGGGTGTTTAATAGCTCCTGCTAAATTAACCCAATTAAAATGATGGGCGGTACCCATCACTATTTCTTTTGCTACGGTAGCAACACCACTATGAACTCTAATATCATCACAGATTAATAGAATCTTTTTACGTTGCCCCTTAGGGATATGTTTGAAACTGCTTGTCATAAACTTTTGTTTGTTGTAATATAATAACTCTTTTGTGCTTATACACTATGGTTTGTAACTTTTCTTCTAAAATCTTCATCTTTCATATACAAATCGATTGCACGTTCAGATAGTTTTTGGAATGAAAACTTACGTTTAATACATTCGATTTTAAATAAATCCCATAGTTGAGGGTCTATTTTTACACTAGTTAGTTTTTTGTCATTGTTTGCACTCATAATATTGTTTTTTTTTAAATATATCCATACATATTCACAAAATCCTACAAATACGCNCCAGCACCGCAAAGTTCAGCATCGTTTTTNAAAGGNCAAAAACNACANTTCCANTTNNNTGGNNNTTTNTCNAANGNNCGTTCTTTATAATCACCTGTTGTAGTAAAACATTCGTTAATAAACTCGTTGATTGCTTTATGGGATCTTGATAGTTTTATTTTACCTGCTGCTGGTTTAAACGATTGAATTCGTTTTTGAGCGAAGTCTAGATTTTCGTACAACTTACGTTTTAATATTAAGAACTCAATCTCAATATTTTCGATTGGGATGTTGTACTGTTTGGAGAAAAATTCTTTATATAACAATAGTTGATATTGTTTTTCTTCATCCTTTTTGTCTTTATCTTTCCAACCTCTAGTTGAAGTCTTAAGATCAATAATAGTAAACTTGTCTGTATTTTCATTATATAATACTACGTCTAAGTATCCCATATACAAAGTATTTGGGAATGCTGGGTTAGGTGGCATTAAAATAGGTAACTCACAACCTACTAAATGTGTTTTACGTTTTGAGAAATAAGCACCACGTTTAGATTTAAAATAGTCTAAAATAGTGATTCCATCATCGTAAAACTCTCTCATCTCAGCGGGTGATGAGAAATGTTCGTTATTGTTTGTTTTTAGTGCTTTTTTATACTCCCTAATATAAACTTCATTAAAATATTCGTCTAAATCAATACGATCTGCTGATGCTACTGACTTGTCATACATTACATCTAAATAATGTTGGATAGCCTCATGCATCGTAGTACCAAAAACTAAATGGATAGAGGGGGAATAACGTTTATTACCTTCTTTGTATTGTGTGGCCCATTGATGGGGACACTTTCTATACATAGACATTTGAGAGTATGATATGTTTTTTTGAAAACCATAGTTTATCTCTGGTATTGTTACGTTTTGTAAATCTCTAACTATTTTTGGTAACTTCATCTTTTAATCTTTCTATATATAACGTTGCATCCATAAGTTCTTCTTGTAGGTGTTGTAACCAACCTAACAAATCAACATCTTTTCGTTCTAATGTTGTACCATATTTTTCGATACCTGTTTTTGAACGTTGTTCGAAGTTATCTTTAACTCTTTGAACATACTTGTCTGTTTTTGGAGTGAATGTGGTATCTGAGTAAAGGGCATTTGTGGTGTTTGTAACAACAATATCACCTGGATATAAACTACGTCCTAAACCAAATACTTGACTTTCGTGGTATTTTTTAACTGAATCACCCATTGAGTCTAGTTTTATTTTTAAAATATTTTTCTAATGTTTCGATTTTATCATCTGCATCAGTTAACATAGTTAATGCTTCTGTTGCGTTTTTATAGAAATCACCTGTTGTGTGGTCACCAATACCAACTCCTTTATTACCTAGTAACTCTAAACTAAGTAGAGCTTTATTTTTTTCGGCTTCAGCTTCACTAAGAAGCATAACATATAGTTCTTGTATCATTTTAATAACTTTTTAATGGTTTTATCATCATTTCCACGCATCGTCAATATACGAACAATATCTGGCTTAGCCAACAAAGATCGATATTCTGTTGCTTCTTTTTGTGAGCACTGATAATATGAGGATAGTTCTAATAGTAAATCGGAGTTAACCTTTTTAGTTTTAGATTTTACATATTTACTCCACTTATTGTTTTTAGGAATAAACTCTTTATAAAACTCATATATTTTACGTTTTTCGGTTGGGTGGAACTTTTGTGCTTCGTTTGCTACTATTAAATGATTAGGGTTCATACTAATCAATCTATGTATTACGTAAGCGTTAAACATATCCCAATCTGCGGTTGAAAACTTATCAGCCGCAGTTTTATGTTGGTTTATGTGTTTACCCCAATCAAATACGTTTTTACAGTAACTCATCCTTATACTCTTCTCTTAAATCGGTTGGTACTGAATCTTCTACTAGTTTACCAGTTGCTCCATCATAAAATACTGGAATAGGCATAAGCGCATCTGAATCTGTGCCTGCTACGAACTTAGATACTTTACGTAGAATAACTCCTTGTAGGAATACAGATTTACCTTCACTGTTTTCAACAGCAGAAGTGTTTTTTAAATCGATTGGAGGACCTTGTGGTTGTTGTTGTTGACTCATAACGTTGTTTATTTATTATTTATTAGGTTTTGAATTAAAGACATAGTATTGATTTCTTTATCAATACGAAAGTTTGATTGGTATTGGTGCTCGTTTATAATCATAGCAACTGTACCTTGTTTGTTAGGTAAATACTGATCTGAGTTATCATATAAGAAACGGTATAAACCATCAAAATCACTTACCTCTGCATCAGCTATTGTTTGTCTAATAGTGGTATAGTTGGGTTTATCTAGTGTTAACTCTTTTAACACATCACTCATATATGAAGTTGATGACAACGTTGATTTATCTAGACTCAACGTGTTATCTACGGTGGATGCTTGTATTGTATTGAGCATCTTACGAATATCTGGGTAATATTGGTTAACTAACGATTTGATTTGTTCTAAATCGAAGTTAGTTTTCTCTGTCTCCAATATATTAACTAAGTGTTTAGCTACATCAGATTTAGTTGGTGCTTGTATTTTAAACGTTTGACACCTTGATTGAAGTGGATCAATAATACGTTCTATAAAGTTACAAGTTAATATGAAACGTGTTGATTTAGAATATGTTTCGATTACGTTTCTTAACGATGCTTGTGCTTGAATAGTTAAAAAATCAGCTTCATCAAGTATTACAACCTTTAGTGGTTTAAAACTTGCTACACTAGCAAAACCAACAACTTTATCTCTAATAGTTTCAATACCTCTTTCATCACTTGCGTTTATATAAAGTGACTCACAATCCAGATTATTAATCACGATTTTAGCTAGAGTGGTTTTACCCGTTCCTGCTTGACCGTGAAATAAATAGTTCTGAATATCATTTTGTTCTAGATATTTAGCTATTGTTGTTTTAAGTTGTTCGTTACCTACATACCCATCTAGAGTAGTTGGCCTATACCTTTCGTTTAAAAGTGTATGTTTATTGTTGCTCGTTAGTCTGACTGAGTTCGCCATATAAACTGAATGTTTTGATTGGTTCAGGTTTGATTTCTACTTGTTCTTCACGTATAACATACAACTTAGAGTTTAGGGGGTCAAGCCTAAATGAAACTTGTTCTTGATTTATACTAAACCATGCCTCTAAGGTATCTGTTAGTGTTTTGTGAATCTTTGGATCGTTCACCAAACGCCACCTGTCACCAGGTTTTACGCGTTCGGCTATTAAATCATATTGTGTATTTATCTCTGTTTGTATCATTACATAAACTGTGTTGGATCAACTCCTGCTGACTTATCATCTGATTCTTCATCAACTACTACTGCTTCTGTTAATAGAATAGTACCTGCTATTGATGATGCGTTTTGAAGTGCAGTACGTGTTACTTTAGTTGGATCAATAATACCTGCTTCATAGAAATCGATAATAGTGTTTGTCTTTAAATCATATGAGTTAGATAAAGGTGCTTTCTCAACTTCGTTTGCTATGATGTAAGCAGCTGTTTGTTCAATACCCGCGTTTTGTAGGATTTGGATAAATGGTTTCATACATGCTTGAGCAACGATTTTACCACCTATTGTGTCTAGGTTTGTAATAGCTGACTTAGCTTCTAGTAATGCTCTACCACCACCAGGTACAATACCTTCCTCGATAGCAGCTTTGGTTGCGTGTAGTGCATCATCAACTCTATCTTTTCTTTCACGCATCTCAGTTTCAGTATTACCACCTACGTGAATAATCGCTACCCCACCTACAAACTTAGCTAAACGATCTTGTAGTTTTTCAATCTCGTATGGTGTTGTTGCTTTGTCGATTTGTGCTTGTAACTCTTCAATACGTAACTTAATAGTATCAGCATCACCTTGACCATCAACAATCGTAGTTTCTTCTTTTGAAATAGTAGCTGTACGAGATGAACCAAACCATTTTGTATCAAAACGATCCCACTTCATACCCTTATCTTTACTAAATACTGTACCTCCTGTTGTGATAGCAATATCTTCTAATACTAACTTACGTCGATCTCCAAAATCTGGTGCCTGTACTGCACAAACGTTAATAATACCTCTCATCTTGTTAACTATTAGTGTAGCTAACGCTTCTTGTTCAATATCATCTGCGATGATTAATAGTGAACGTGATTGAGCTGATACTCCTTCCAAAATAGGTAGTAAATCCTTAACTGTTGTTAGTTTACCATCAACTATTAGAATAAATGGATTATCTAAAACAGTTGACATAGTATTGTTATCAGTAACAAAATAAGGTGATTTATATCCCTTATCGAACTGTAAACCTTCTACTGTTTCTAAATATGTTTCTCCAGTACGAGATTCTTCAATATGTACTACTCCTTCTAATCCTACTTTTTCAATCGATGTAGCGATTAACTTTCCAGTTTCAGCATCGTTATTAGCTGATACTGTAGCTACTTGTTCTAACTGACCTTCAGCTGAAATATCTTGACTAACTTTATAACGAAGAGATTCTACTACATCCTTAACTGCTAAATCGATATCGCGTTTGATTTGTACCGCGTTTTCGTTATTATTTAATGCTGTTAATC